CCCACCGTTCGCTGGTTTCCTCAGTCGATGAACCGCTCTGAAGACATCACCGCTGCTAAAGCCAAGTCAAACGTAACTGCTTTGATTGAAGAGAACAACGACATCCAGCAGAAGATGATTTCGGTAGGAAGACTCTTGTGGACGGATGGCAAGCTCGGTGCCTTCGTCAGGTATGTTGCGGACAAAGAACGGTTCGGAGAAGAGCAGGTGCCGGACGTGACCGAAGGATTTAGCAAGATGGGGGAGGACGCGTTCAAATGCCCGAACTGCGGAGAGACGACGCCTGTGTCTATGTTTTCACAGGGGCAGCCGGGAGTTCCGGCAACCATGCAGCAAAGTCCTACGTGCTTGAACTGTGGTTCGCCACTGACGGAAGAGAATTTCCTACCGGCTACACGAATTCCAGTTCCTATGAATGGGCCTGCCAGTGGCGTTGCGAAGGGCCAGGAGTGCATTGATTACTACGGGTCTCTTGAACTGGCCACGCCGCCCTGGTGCAACGAGTTCTGGGAGTTTCCCTGGCTACAGCTTCAGTTCGAGGTGCACAAAGGAAAGCTGAAGGCAGCCTACCCCAAAGCCGCGGATAAGATTAGCTCTAACACTCCGATGAACGCGGAGGATGTTTATGGACGAGCAACCCGCCTCGCAGTCGCTCAGGGACTACCTGTTCTTCATCCTGGCGATGTTATGTATAACCTCGTTACTTATCTACGAACTTGGTTGCGCCCTTGGGCCTTCGACTCCCTCGATGACAAAGAAGTTGCTACGAAGCTAAAGCAGCTTTTCCCCGATGGTTGTTATTGTGCCTTTGCCGGGCAGACTTACTGCGAATCGAGAAACGAGAAGATGTCGGACAAGTGGCGCGTGATGCACGCACTACCGGGAGATGGCCAGTCGAGACCGGCAGTCGGTGAGGCATCACTAGAACTGCAAGACCAGATCAACACCCTCGGAAACATGGCTATCGAGTCTTTCGAGTACGGCATTCCTCCTGTCTACGCTGACCCGGAAGTTCTGGATTTTGAGGCTTTAACACAACGAACCATCGAGCCTGGTGTTCACGTACCGGCGAGGTCAAGGCCGGGTCAGACTCTAGCCGCTGGATTCTTCCAACCTACACCAGCTCAAGTTCCCGCCGAACTATTCGATTACATGCAGGAGCTTGCTGGCCCAATGTTCCAACTGCTTACCGGGGTGACGGCTGCGGTCTTCGGTGGCGGCATGGACGACGTGAAGACGGCCAAGGCTTATGCCCAGGCCAGAGATATGTCTCTGGGACGTCTGAGCATCCCCTGGAACCGCTGGAAGTGCTTTCATGCCGAGGTAATGGAACTCGCAGTACGCTGCTTCAAGGACAACCGGCCGGGAGATGTAGAGCGAGTCATACCTGGCGAGAATTCGGAGTTTCAGTCGCAGTACATCAGACTTGCCGACCTTGAGGGCAACACCAATGCGCGCCCTGACCCGGACGAGACCTATCCCAGACTGCGCTCGCAGAAGCAGAACGTCTTGCAGCAACTCATGGCGCTCAACGACCCGGAGATAGCGAAGTTCCTGTCCGACCCTGCGAATATCGGTCTTGTGAAGGGCATCCTTGGCCTCGATGACTTCTCTGTTCCAGAGGAGAACTTCAGGACCAAGCAGCTCCGGCAGATTGAGAACATCTTGCAGAATCCAATCGCAGTGTTAGCGATGCAGCCTGACCCGCTTGACAACAATCAGGTGATGTACGACGAGATGGTTAGATGGGCATCTTCTGATGACGGCCAGACGGCACAGGAACAGAACCCGCAGGGATACGCAGCGGTACAGGCTCTAGCCCAGATGCGCAAGCAGGCGATGATGATGGAAGCAATGCAAGCCGCCGCCCCGCAGATAGCGCAAGCGGCAGTGACACCGCCCAAGCCTGAATCGCCGCCGCCGAATTTGTAGTAAAATGAGAGCATGAAACTCTATCTTATTTCCAATCTTGTTAACGACGCCATCTTTGTAGAACGCATGAGGAATTGGCGTTTGCGTTCGAAATAGACATTCGTCATCTTCGGGTGACGGAGCGGTAGAAACCCCAATCGTAGTTGGTTGGGGTTTTGTATTTCAGGAGGAAACAGAATGGGAAGCACAGCACCAATAGCAGGTGCTTCATCTAGCGCCATTGACCAAGGGATAGGAGCGGCTTCTGCGGGAGCGGAACCTATTTCTGACAGTGGAACAGGTGCAGCCCTTTTAACGGATGACTCAATTCTTGGCATCACCGAGGATACGGGTACTTCGTCACCAACCACAGCAGCAACGACAGAAACAGCCGCAACCCCCGCCGCGATTCCAGCGGAATTGTCCGTGGATGATTTCAAAGCCCTTTTCCCAACCAATCCAAAACTTCAAAGCCTGTGGGATAAATACAGTTCGAGCCAGTCTCTCGTCACCAAGTTCGGAACCGTAGCCGATGCCGGTAAAGCGGCAGATGTGGTTCAGATGCTTGGCGGCGTGGAGCACCTTGAGTCCTTAGCACAGAAGGCGGCAAGCGTTGACCAGACGGATGCAACTTTCTTCGGCGGGCAGCCGGCGGAGCGGAAACAACTCGCTAACGACTGGTACGACGGAGAAGGCCCGCACGAGTTTGGAATCACTTCCAAGGCCGTTTACGACCAGACCAAAGCGACCGTCGAAGTGATGAGCCAACGTGACCCCGAAGGCTATGCAAGCTTCAGGAGCGAAATTGTTAATGAAGTCTTGCAGCAGCATCAGTTCGGTGCCTACCTTCAGAACATTGCCGCAGCCTACCAAAAAGCAGGCCAAGCGCCCCCGCCAGAAGTGCAACAGCTTCTATCGTGGGCCAGCCGTTACGGCCTCGACAAGCAGGCAGGCAAAGGGCAATCGCCGGAAGAGCAGCGCCTCGCAGCAGACAGGGCGAAACTCGACGCAGACCGTAACTCCTTCTCCGGGCAGCGGCAAGCCGAAGCAATTCAGGCTGCCGACACACAGATCGGAACCGGAGTAACGGCGAGCATTGACAAGGCGCTAACCGAACTCAAGGTGAATGGCAAGTCTGTATTTGGGCCGCAGAGCACGCAAATCAAGCAGACCATAGCCGGGCAGGTTCGAGTCGCCTTAGACGAAGCTCTTGCCAAGAATCCTGTGCTCGTTGCGCAAGTGACGAGTATCAAGGCTAGAGGCTTAGGAGCAGCCCAGCAGAAAGAGATGGTCGATGCGGTGATGCGTCATGCGGGTTTGATGCTTCCCAAGGTACTCGAATCCGTGATGGCACCGTGGACGAAATCGGTGGTATCGCAGGCAGGGGCAACGGCACAACGCGCCAAGGATGGAGCCAGCAAAGTCGATGTCGGTTCAGGGTCAACGTCAGGCGGCAGCACGAAACCAAAGCTGACCATCAAAGACGTGAAAGAGAAGGGCATGACGCCTGAGCAGATTCTCGACTTCTAAAGCTCCACTACCGGAGAACAACAATGAGTCAGGGACAAAATGCACAAACAGTCGCCCTGCAACTGGAAAAGGTGAGGGATAAGCTTCCGCTCTTGTACGAGCGCGACGACATACTGCTCACCATGATCCAGCAGCGCGGCGACGTGGACAGAGTATCGAGCAGGAACATGCGTTTGCCGCTTGAAATCAGGCCGGGCGGCAAAGCAGGGCTTGTGAATATGGACGGCGGGGACTTGGGACGCGGCTCGGCAACAACCTACGACGTGGCCCAGGTTACGCCTCTTTTCTTCCGCAACGCTTGCGAAATCACGAAACTCGTGGAGTATGCAACCAATGCTACCGAGAAGGCAATCGAGAACGCAGCGAAGCGCGAAGTCAAGAACCAGATGGCGCAGTTCAGGGTTTTCCTCGACATGATTATGCAGGGCGCGGGGAATGGCGTTATCGGAACAGTTTCGGCTATTTCGGGAACGACCATCACCTGTTCCATTCCATTCGGCGTAGCACTGATGTATTTCAACTTACCGATTCAGTTCTACGACCCCACGCTGACGACAAATAGGAACGTCACGGCCGGAACGGGCGACTCGAACATCACCAACACTCCCAACACCAATACCAACACCTTTACCGTGGACCAGGTTCCAGCAGGAACGCTTGTGGGCGACGTAATCGTTCACAGCGGA